GCCCTAGCATACCCTACCTAGTACCCTAATACAACATGTTGCACACATGCACCACACACACCACATGACATAGTGTGTGATAGTATTGACACAATGTGTTGATGTAATCACATGTGTGAATACTGTCGCACTGTGCTATATCTACTACACATCGGACAATAACCACTAAGTCAAGTCACATTTCAACTATTACTCTACATGGTTACTACTTGGCAAATCCTAACGCGTATTCATCATACACATCGGACAGCTCGATCGTACTAATCCCATACGATCGTCCATAGATCGTCAATCATTCGATGTACAACCTATCAAGTGTACTCTTTCACCTTTCGTTAACCACGTCGAGGGGACCCAAGGCCCCCCACACCCGGGGGCACCAGATTTGCGACACCTAGGGTCTCGTTATATGAACTTAGGTTGCGGATGCATCCCTAGTTTCCCGACGCGGATGCCGCCCTCTCGATGCAGCGTCAGGCCCCAGATTTTGACTCCCACACGCACGCCCAGAACCTCCTGGACGGCGGTGTCGAACTCCTCGGACTGGTATGACCAGATCGCCGCCAGCTTGCCCGCCTCGACAGCCGTCAGGCGCCTGGATCGGGGCTTCCACTCTCGCGGCCCGCGCTTCTCCAACCAGCTCACACGATACATCGGACCATCCCCACATCGGACAATAGAAAATCAGACAATAAAAAACCCGACCATCACCTCCTCGGAACATCCAAGCGGAAACGGACCCCCTTCCGTCGGGACACCATATTTCTGCGCCAGGGCGTAGTGACGCCTGTCAAGGACAAAGCCTCCTGCCCGCGCCCAATCGAGCAGCGCGGTGATGCCTTCCTTCGAGTTCCACGGGATGTCGGGCTTCACCAGACGTCGCGCCCTCTCTTCAGCACCATCTGTTCTACGAACGGTTTCTGTCCGATGTGAGAAGGTCGCGAGGCGAAGCTCCATCACAACACCTCCGTCAGGATGCGCCAGGACTGCAGCATCGAGCCCTCGAAGGTGACCTCGATCGGCATACCCTGGAGCTGCTGGACGTGCTGGACCTGCGCGGCGTTCAGGAGATCACGGATGCGCAGGAACACCTCTCCCAGGCGGTTCACCTGATCGTCTCGAGACCAGTTCGCATACTCGCTGGGCCCCATGCCCCAGAAGCCCCAGAAGTCGTGGGTCCCCCATCCTGAGCCTCCGATCTTGAAACTCACACCGAGCTGAGCGTCCTGGTAACCGCCGTAACCGACGGTCACCTCTTCGATCTTGCCGAGCATCTTCTTCATCGGCGTTTCTCCATCGACCATCCCCTCAGACCGTCCCCTCAGACCGTCCCCTCAGACCGCCACAGGCGCGGGGATGTGCGGATGCGGGTGGTAGTCCCTGATCTGGAAGTCGTCGTACTCGAACTCCGTCACACACTTCCGGGACTTGATGATCTCCAACTGCGGGGACCTTTCTGCTGGACTGTCGTAGGGACCTCCCGTCGGCTCCCTCTTCAACTGCGTGAGCGCCGCCAGGGCGTGGTTCGTGTAGAGGTGCACGTCGCCGAAGCTGATGTAGAGACGTCCCGGCGTGTGTCCCGTCGTGTGCGCCATCATGTTCGTCAGCAGCGCGTAGCTCGCGATGTTGAACGGCACGCCGAGGAAGATGTCGGCGGAGCGCTGGTAGAGGTGGAGATCGAGATAGGGGACGATGTCGCCCGGCACGCGCCGCGAGTAGAACTGGAACAGCGCGTGACACGGCGACAGCGCCATCTTCGGAAGGTCCGCGACGTTCCACGCCGACACAATGATGCGCCGGGACTGTGGGTCCTCACGAAGCAGCCTCTGAGCTTCGAGAAGCTGATCGACTCCGCGACTATCGTCTTCGACGCGGACCAGCCGGAAGCCTCCGCGCGTCTGCGCGCTCTTGTTGCCGGTCCAGAGGTCAGAGAAGTTCTTCGCCTCGACCCCGTGCTGCGCACAGAAGGCGACGGTGTTTGTAAAGCTGTACTCTTTCCCGCCCTTCTCGACTACGATCCGTCGGACTTGCGTGGCTGCCATGTTTTCTGCAGGAGATACCCAAGAACACTCTTGCGGACCGTATCGGAACCCCGACCCCAGAATGTCCTTGTCGAGAACGTATGACCCGGGGTTCTTGGTTTTGTCTTCCCAGCCGGGAAGCGTCTCCACATCGCGTGCGAATTGTGCGAACTCCAACCACGCGTCACAGACATGGACGCCGCGTGCCCCATAGTATTTGTAGCTCGGGCTGTCTTCTGAGTAGCAGCGGGCAATCATGCCTTCCCAGGTCTTGGCGAGAGGGTGTCCTTCCTTGCCCGCACCATTCGCTACCCCGAGATAAGTCGGAGACAGCCCTGCCCGCAATTGCGGCCGAGGCTTAGGAATTGCCCGGATCGTGCCTCCGGCTCTCCGCCATTGATGGGAGTAGATTGGCCCCAGCTCGCCGTTCTTGTCAGCCCACTCGTCCCAGATCGTGACTCCCACGTCGTTGAGGGACTTCACGTTCGTGTCCCCGCGCATCATCCACAGAAGCTCGTGCGCGACCGCCTTGAAGGAGACCTTCTTCGTGGTCAGCAGCGGGAACGACCGCGACAGGTCGTGCTTCAGGTGCTCGCCGAACAGCGAGAACGTCCCGACACCCGTGCGGTCGTGACGCGACGTCGCCTCGGGTGAGTTCGCGAGCTTCGACAACAGCGCGAGGTAGCCGTAGTCGATGTTCCACTCGTGCTCGGCGGCGGACCGCCCGTGGTCGGTGTTGTCACGCATGGTCAGGCGCTCCCTTCCGTCTTCGGCGTTTCGATGATCCGGAGCTTGTGCTGGTACTTCTTCGCAAGCGCCTGGATGTGGTCGAGGTAGTATCCGTAGACGCCGCCCTTGTACTTCTGCCAGTGAGTCCACGCCTCGTTGAGCGTGAAGGTGCGGCAGCCCATCGTGACGTGCGGTCCGCGATACGTGTCCGGGATTTCGTACATCACGTAACCGCGCTCGGTGTCGGCGAACACGATCCGGAACGGACTCATCATCGAGCCGCTGAACGAGGTCGCGGTAGAGAGCTTGCTCTCGATGAAGTCCGTGCCGACGAGACGCGCACCCCCGAGATAGGCCCCGCGCAGATCACAGTCCTCGAACTGGGCATCAACCAGGATCGCGTCCTTGAAGTAGCAGTTGCGAAGATCACAGCCGATGAAACGCGCGTCGCGCAGAGAGGTGCGGGTGAAGGTGCCATCCCGCAGATCACAGTTCTCGAACAACGCGCCGTTGATACTCGCGTCGGCGAACCCGTAGTCCGACAAGCTCGGCCTCAAGTCGAGGTTCTCGTAGAGGGCCCCGGTGTATCGAAGACGGTCGTCGTGAGCCGTCCACAGGTCGTGTTTGCTCAGCGTGTCGAGGAGCTGCTGCGACGGCCTCACGCGCTTGGGACGGGAGTTGTTCGTTCGCGACTTCGTGCTCATGGCAGGCTCCAAATCTTCTGGTAGCAGGTGTCGCGGTCCCTCAGATCGTCCCAGGTCAATAGGACCGACTTGATCGAGGGACGCGTCGTGTAGTCGCGCGGAGTCTTGACGACCCACACACCCTTGCGAATGACGCGGAGCGTCATGCGGGGCGTGTGCCGCGAGGCGCGCCTGATGAAGTCACAGACGACGGCGAGATCACACAGGATCGCCTTCAAGTCGGCGGCTTCCTTCTCGGGAGACAGCGGGTACGCGGGCTTCTCGTCGGGCTTCTCGTCGGACGTGTCAGGCTTGTCTGTGATGACAGGCGCGCGCGGCTCGACGGGCTTGAAGAACGTCCCGGTGTCGTCCCTCCACCCCGCCGTCCTCTCGTGCCAGTAGTACATCCGGCCCGTCCTCCGGGACCAATAGCGGTCACCCTCCTCCGCGATGTTCTCGGGCGGATAGATCATGTGCGCGCCACGTACCTTGTGCTCGGGGATGTCACTCATAGACGTAGCTCTTCTGTGGGAGAGGTTTGCGGGAGGACAGACGGATGAAGCGCGCGTCGATGTAGGTCACGGCGTCGTAGGGTGCGTTCCGCATGGGGATCGACCGGTGACTGACTTGGATGTCGCGACCGATCGCGCGGACCCAGCGGATCAAGTTGTGCTCGATCCACTCTTCGAGGGTGACTTCTGCCCCGGTGAGGAGCAGAAGCTTCAGTGCGAGATCGCGGCGAAGCCAGCGGATCACGACGGCTGGCCCCCATCGTCCAGGGACGCCGCCGCCTTCATGACCGCCTTCTTCTCGGCGACCGCCGCGTCGATCTCCTCGGCGTTCTCGGGGAAGAGCAGCTTCTCCAGCTCCGCGAGATCATCCATGATGTCCTCGACCTTCTTGTCCGGCGCGAACTTCGCGATGAAACCACGCGTCATGCCCTGCGTGACGGCGGCGGCGTACTCGCCGACGGCGCTGACCGACACATGCTGCGTGAGGCCGAACTGCTGACGCGACATGCCCGAGATGGCACACGCGACGGTGGCGGCGATCTTCATGCCGTGCTCGGCGCCGTCGCTGTGGCCGCAGAAGTGGATGAAGAGACCCAGCAGGCGCTTCTCGGGCGGGAGGAAGCCGATCATGGTGAGAGCGGCGGAGACCATCTCCTGCACCTCCTCCTCGGCCCCTTGCTTCATCTGCTCGAACTGCTCCTGGCTCATTCCGTTCCGGATTTCCTTCCTGATCCTTTCGAGAGCCGTGCGGTTTTCGGGAGGAAGCTCAGGGATGGCAGACGGGATCGGCTGATCAGTCATGTTGAACTCCTGTTTGACGTCTGTGCTTGCTTTTGCGGCGCTGATTTTGCCGGTGAGTCACCGGCTCCAAATGTGCCGGGTTACAGCACCTTCGGTTCCTGCATGTGTGATCGAGCTGGACCTTGGTCGGCAGGTAGCCATGCACGCAGACCCAGGCCACGCGATGCGCAGCACAGGTGTGTCCGCGTATCTCCATGCGCGGGTATCCCCCGCCCCTGCCACTGCCACTGTCGCGTCCGAGCCAGAGCCAACATCCGTGCGACGTCTCCACACATCTCTGGCGGATCGAATGCAGGAGCTGAACTGGACGCAAGTTGTCATGTTTTGCGTCCATGCTTCTCGATCCAGTCCGAAGCGAAGGCGGCACAGATCGTCAGGGCGGCGCCGCCAAGCGCGACAGTCATGTTCTCTTGCGTCGCGTTGTACGGCTCGACGTACATGCCGATGGCGAGCAGCACGGTGAACGCACCGACGAAGCCGCCTGTGCAGACCACGAACACGTAGATGACGAACGTGGTCAGGGACATCACCACTGCCTCCAGCCGAGCCAGTATCGCGACATCAGGATGACCCATCCGCCCCACACCACGACGGGCCACAGCGTGAAGAGCATCGCGGTCCCTTGGACCAGCTCCGCACGCTCACGGGCTAAGCGCTCCGCTCGGCGTCTGCTCAAAGAGAAGTCGATAGTTGTTGTCCCCGGTGTCGAGAGCGAGTCGTTCGAGTCCGGCATCGGTGATCTTCCAGTAGATGTTGTTGAAGCTGTCCGGGCGCGACTTCGCGACGAACCCGCGCTGTTCGAGGCGCCGCAACGCCTTCATCGCCCACTGCGCGTAGCTCTTGCCCGCTGCTTCTGAGATCAGCCGACAGGTCGGCGCTTTGCAGCCGTTGGACCGGCGTGCCGCGAGGAACTGCAGGATGTTGCGATCCTTCTGGGTAGTGCTCATATGTCCTGCACCTCCCTGAAGTCCGGCACGACGCGACCGGCGAGACCGCAGTAGCCGTGATCGGTCTGGCGCATGAGCGTGACGCCGCCCCCTGAGTCACGGACCAGGGTGAAGCCTTCCTTGACCGCGTCGTGGACTTCTTTCTGAAACGCGTCGCGGCCGAGGTTCGAGATGGCTTTCGGCTTCGAGACGTGGCGAAGATCGTGCACCCACCGCCACATCATGCACTGCGAGGCGACGCACAGGCCTTGACCGCCGGGTGCGTTGTTGATGTGTGGACAGCGGCACTGCTTCGCCGCGCTCTCGGAGAGACTGGGCATCACGCCCTCCAGTCGTGGCGGCGGGCGAAGTCGTTGCCGAGACGGCCCGCGAACTCGGCGTGCAGGTGACGCTTGTCGAGCTTGTCGAGCGCCTTGCGCCACGCCACATGGGCGTCGATGACGAGCTTGGCGGTCGCGTTCGGCATGCCCTCGAACGACCACACCGGGATCGCCAGCAGCACTTCCTTGCGCTGCGACGACCAGATCGTCACAAGCGGGCGCGCGGCCCACGGCGTCGGGAACACGAGATCGTAGCTGTCCTCGGTGCGGGCGATGCGGGTGATCGGGGCGGCGCCGTAGACCATCTGATGCTGCTGGGAGGCACACATCAGGACGTCTTCGGAGACCTCCGTCGCCTGATTTTGCAGCGTGGTGCCCCGGCGGAAGGCGACGGCGCCGATCAGCGCGTCGTCGTAGAGCCGGACCTCCTCGTAGACGAGGCCCTGGTCACGCATGTACTTGGTCAGGCTTTCGACGGCGACGATGGCGGCTTCTGAGATCACGGCGGACCCTCCTGGTCGGTGACCCCTACCTAGCCTGATGTGATCGAGGATGACAATACGTCACCGGCTCCAACGGTTAACAGGAGATGTGCTGTCTCATATTGACACACACAGTAATCTAGGGTAACACTCGGGCTCCCGTTGTGTAACGAGCCTGTGAGGACCCTGGATGGCCCGCATTTCGACCAAGCGTACCCAGGCCCAAGATCGGCTGCAGCGAAAGGCCGTCCGCACCGCGCTCGATGCGCTCCCCGCCTGGGTCCACCCCATGGTTCTGATGATGTGGGAAGACTGGCGGATGGTGCGCGACTGCTGCGAAGGCGAGCGCGCCGTCAAAGACGCCGAAACGCTCTATCTGCCCGCCCAGGAGGGCATGGAGGACGGCGAGTACGCTGCGTTCCTGGAACGCGCCACCTTCTTCAACTTCACCGATCGGACCCGCGCGGCCTTGGTTGGAACGATTTTCCGCCGTTCGACGTCCATGAAGAACATTCCGGAGCGCGCAAAGCCGCTTCTGGAACGGTTTTCTATCGACGGCGCCCCGTTCCACCGCGTGATGACCGCCGTGGCCCTGGAATTGATCACCACTGGCCGCTACGGCGCCCTGGTCGACCTTCCCGAGGCCCCGAGCACGACGCCGGTCCCGTTCGTGCGCCTTTTCGCGGCTGAAGACATCCTGGATTGGGAGATTGCCTTCAACGAGGCGTCCCAGAAGCGGGAATTGTCGAAAATCGTCCTGCGCGAGCACGTTCCCCAGGTCAATCAGACCGGCCTGAAATACTACTACTGGAATTACCGCGTTCTCCAAATCGTGAACGGAGAGGTGATCCAGAGTTACTATCAGGGTGACAAGCAGAACGCCTCCCTGCAGAAAAAGGATCAGCTCTGGTCGCGCCCAATCTCGGTGCGCGGAAAGGCGCTCACCTCGATCCCGTTCCACCTCTTCAACGTCCTGAAGGGCGGCAATAACGCGTGGGATGTCGCCAATTCCCCGCTTTTGGAGATCGCGCGCCTCAACATCTCGCACTACCGCTCGTCGGCGCAGTTGGAGCACGGCCTGTTCTTCACCGCGATGCCGGTGTTCTACGTCGAGAAGACCGGCGAAGGCGGCAACGACTACCAGCTCGGCCCCTCGCGCGTGTGGGAGATCGAGAAGGGTGGCAAGGCGGGCCTGATCGAGTTCAACGGCAACGGTCTCAAGTTCCTTGAGAACGCGCTGGAGAACAAGGAAGCGATGGCAGCCTCGCTCGGCGGGCGCCTGCTCGGCGTGACGACGCGCTCCACCTCGGAGTCCGACAACTCTCTCAAGCTGAAAGACAGGAACGAGCAGACGATGCTTCTCGACGTGGTCGAGGAGCTGGATCGCGGCTCGCACATCATCACCGGCTGGGTGTTCGACTTCGCCAACATCCCCGAGGGGGAGTGGAAGGATCGCGACATCTCGCACAACCGCGACTTCCTGTTCGACAGCATCGGCAGCCGCGAGTTCCGCGCGCTGGCGCAGATGTACAAGGACGGCGTCATCCCGATCGACGTCGTCTACCTGTACCTCCGTAAGGGCGACATGATCCCCGACTGGATGGACATCGACGAGTTCAAGAAGCTCCTGGAGAACGCAGAGAACTTCCCGAACAACCCCGACGTCGAGGCCAAGAAGGAAGGCTATCCGGACGCGAAGACCAAGATCGACGTCGAGGAAGCCGAGAAGGATCGCAAGTCAGCGGAGAAGACGGCAGAGGCGACGGCGAAAGCTGCCGCCAAGGCCGCACCCGCTGCAGGCAATCAGCCTGCTGCGAAGCCCAAGGCGAAAGCGAAACCGAAGCCCAAAGCGTAAGGAGTAAGACGTGTTCCAAGCCCTCGCGCTCGTGTGCCAGATGGTCCATGGCCTTCCGAGCTGCACCGAGTTCTCATCGAACGAGAAGTACAAGACCAAGGAGGCCTGCGAGGAGTTCGTGCTCGCGGAGACTCCGAACCTCAAGACGGCGGTCGAGCAGGCCACCGGTCGTGAGGTGGTGCACATCGAGACGGTGTGCGTCAACCAGGGCCAGCCGTCGTGATCATCGTCGAGCTGTTCTTCTACGCCTTCATCCTCGTCATCATCGTCCAGGCTGGACGGATGATCTGGAAGAAGATCGCGAAGGCCAATCAAGACGCCTACGAGAAGCACCTTCGAGGTGAGTGATGGCGTCGACAAGAACGGTCGGAGAGTTCTTCCCCAAATATCGGGGACCAGGGCGCGGTGTTCTGGTCTCCGAGATCACCACCTTGAGGGACCGCGATCCCAAGCTGTGGCGGACGCTGTACCTCGCGTGTGTGCGGACCCAGTTCGACATCTTGTGCGAGGTCTGGAAAGACCACTGCCACTTCACGGAGGAAGTCCACGGCGCTTTCCGCGCGATCGTGAACTGCGGCTACTTTGTGGACGCGCTGAATGTTGAAAGCGCGGAGTCGCGGAAAGTCTTCCGCCTCGCGATCGAAGGCTACGCTCAAGGCGCGAAAGCGCAACGGCTCGCGCGGGCCAGTTAGGTATCTCATTCAGTGGAATGAGCCGGACAAGGACCCGCTTTGGATGCGGGTCTATGAAAAAGGCATGACATGGACAATCGATCGCAGCTCGGGGACTACGCTGACAAGGAGCCAGCTCCGGAAGACACTACTCCGGTGCTCGACGCGGTTCCCGAGACTCCGCAGCCTCCTACGCGCCGTGAAAATCCGGTTGTCGTGACCATTCTGAGCCTCGGATGGGCCCTGAGCGCCTTGTGGCTTGCCGGATATGGTTATTTTTGGTCACTCATCGAAAAAATCGTGTCATTCTGGCGTGACCCATATTGACACAGCCCTTAAGATAGTGTTAGTCAAGGTCACGTCAGCCACTTACCACCGCAAACCGGAGGGGCAATGCCCAAAATCACGTTTGGCAAGCTCGACGAAATCCCGGAGGCCCTGAGGGGCACCGCGAAGGACGTCGGCGGCAAGTTCGAGATCGACGTCGTCGCGACGTCGCAGTTCGAAGAGGTCCGAACCGCCAACACCCAGGTCTCCCAGGAGCGCGATCAGCTCCGCAGCCGGGTCGCCTCATACGCCAAGCTGGTCGGCGACGATCCGACCAAGGCGGAAGCGGAGCTGGCTGAGCTTCGCCGTACGAACCAGCTCGTCCAAGACGGCAAGCTCAAGGGCTCTGACGCGGTCGAGCAAGAGGTTCTGAAGCGCCTCGGCGACATGAAGACGAGCTACGAGACGCAGCTCCGTGACGTCGCCCAGAAGAGCGCCCAGACCGAGCAGGCTCTGAATGCCGAGCGCACCAAGCGCCGCAACATGATCGTGGATCAGCACATCCGCGACGTCGTCTACGCCGACAAGAGCGGCGCCAATCCCCAGGCTCTCCCCGATATCCTCGCTCGCGCCCGCGATCTCTACACGGTCGACGAGCACGATCGTCTCGTCGCCAAGAAGGGCGACAGTGTCATTTACGGCAAGGACGGCGTCACGCCGCTCCCCGCGAACGAGTGGCTGACCAAGCTTCTCGATGACGCGCCGTATCTCCGGCTCCCCTCTGCGGGAGGTGGCGGCAACAACCGTCCCAACACGCCTCACGGAATGACGGATGAGGCGTTCCAGAAGCTGTCGCCCGAGCAGCGCATCGCGCTCGCCCGGAAGGCTGCTGCTGGGAAGTAGTGTGACCTTAGGTCACCACTCGTCTGAAGTGAGTCTCATCCAGTAACCAGGAGTATCAACCAATGCCCTTGACCCTTTACGAGGCGTCCAAGATCAACAGCGGCGACGTCGTCCGCGCTGGCATCATCGAGATGTTCGCCCGCGAGTCCGACGTGCTGCGCGCCATGGTGTGGGAGGACGTCCCTGGCGGCGCCTACCGCTACAATCAGGAAGGCACGCTGCCCGGCGTCGGCTTCCGTGGCATCAATCAGGCGTTCTCCGAGAGCGTCGGCATCATCAACCCGCAGGTCGAGGCGCTGCGCATCGCTGGTGGCGATCTCGACGTCGACAAGGCGCTGATCGAGTTCCACGGTGACTCGGTTCGCACCACGCAGGAGATGATGAAGGTCAAGGCGATGTCGCTGTACGTCGCCGCCAAGGTCATCAAGGGCAACTCGCTCAGCGATCCGCTGGAGTTCGACGGCCTGCAGAACCGCATCGCGGGCTCGCAGCTCATCGCTGCCGGTTCGACCAACGGCGGTGACCCGCTCTCGCTCGCCAAGCTCGACGAGGCGATCGACGCTGTCGACAACCCGACCCACCTGATCATGTCGAAGGCCCTGCGCCGTCGTCTGACCCAGGCGGCTCGCGACACCGCTGTCGGCGGCTTCATCAGCTACGACGTCGACGAGTTCGGTCGCAAGGTCACCAAGTACAACGACCTTCCGATCCTGATCGCCGACTACGACAACAACGGCGCTCGCATCCTCGACTTCAACGAGGTCGGCCCGGGCGGCGCCACCGCCACCTGCCAGTCCATCTACGTCGTCCAGATGGGCAGCACGGGTGTCCTCGGTCTCCAGAACAAGGTCATGGACGTCCGTGATCTCGGCGAGATCGACGCCGCGCCCGTCGTGCGCACCCGCATCGACTGGAACGTCTCGTTCGCCTGCCTCCACGGCCGCTGCGCGGCCCGCGTGTGGGGCATCAGCGACGCCGCGTTCGTCGACTAAGCGACACGCTTGAGTGACGGGGACCCTTCGGGGTTCCCGCCTCTCTCGCCTTCATCACAACCCACGACCCACAAGGAACACTTCCATGACCCAGGCTTCCAAGGTGAAGGCGATGTACGACGCCGCCAGCACCGCTCTCCTCCGCAACGCGGCCGACGGCGCCGAGACTTCTACCGCCACCGAGACCGCTGTTCCGCTCAACATCCTCGACGCCGCCTACTGGCAGTCGGGCAACAAGGTCGTCCCGCACGGCGTGCTGGAGGTGACCATCCATGTCACCGCCCTCGATCAGGCGCAGGCCGACGAGACCTATACGCTCGCGCTGATGGTCGACGACGTTGCGGCGATGAACGACACCCCGCTCGCGGTCTGGACCCAGACCATCACGGCGACCGGCGTCTACACCGCCCTCATCGACAGCGACACCATCGCCAAGGTCATTGCCGACAAGTCCGGCACCGACCTGTGGATGGCGATCCGCGCCACCCTCGCGGGCACCACGCCGTCGATCACCTACGGCGCCTGGATCAGCGCCTCTCGCTCGCCCTGATCTGGCAGCGTGACGAACTGATCTGACGCTCTCCGGGTCGTCAGATCATAGCGGGCCCGGCGGCTCCGAACACGCCGGGCTCGCGCCTCGATCACTCTTTGGAGGGACGTATGTCCAGGCAGAAGCCTTCGCCTCAGCATCTCTACGGTCGGTTCCGCTTCGTCGAGGACCCGAACACGGGAGAGGTGCACAACATGGGAGACGAGAACTCCCGTGACATGATGAACCACCACGGCTGGATCGATCGCGGTCGTGCGCCCGACGAGTACGCCGTCTACCTTCCGCCGAAGAAGCAGGAAGCCCCCAAGCCGGTCAAGGTCGGCAAGGGAACTGCGGCTGCGGAAGCGGAGGGCGATGACGAGAACCGCGAGCTGCCGCCTCTGGTGCCCGAGACCTGGGCTGCCGACGACCCGAAGGCTGAGCTTTACGCGCTGCGCAAGCAGGCTCTCGCGCTCGGTGTCGAGGTCAAGCACTCGATGGGCAAGCGCAATCTGGAGAAGGCCATCGTGGAGGCGCAGTCCAAGCGCTCCTCGCCTGCGGTCTGACCCCATTCGCGTCCCTCTCCTGCGGCGGTAGCAGGGACGCGATGAGTGGGACAGAGCGCGGCTTATCCCCCCGGTCGGCGCCATCCTGCTCGGGGCGCACCAACTTCCCTCCCTGGTGCGCCCCACCCTTTCGTGAATGGAGACGGACGTGGCAATCGTAGTCGAAGACGGCACCGGCCTGACGAACTCCAACAGCTACGCCAGCGTGGCTGAGGCGACCGCGTACTACGACGTCGACCGCACCGCGACATTCTGGGCCGATCTCACCGACACACAGAAGGAAGAGTACCTGCAGTGGGCGACGCGCGTACTTGACGCCAAGGTCAAGTGGCGTGGAACGGCGCGCACGCAGACGCAGGCGCTGGCGTGGCCGCGCACGGGCGCCTACGACCGCGAGGGCTACGCTCTCGCCTCGACGATCGTGCCGAAGCCCGTGAAGAGCGCGCTCTTCGAGCTGGCGAAGTATCTCCACACCAACGATCTCACCTCGGGCCCGGACACAGGCAACCTGAAGAGCGTGAAGGTCGACGTCGTCGAAGTCGTCTACCAGGACGACACCGCGCAAAGCACGCTGCCCTCGATCATAAACTACCTGCTGACGGGACTGGGCCGCATGCAGCACGGCGGCTCCTCGTTTGGCCGTATCCTGAGGGCATGACATGGGATTGAAGGACACCATCAAGAACGCGGCGAAGGCGGCGATCCAGGCGACGGGTGATCTCGCCCTGGGGGTCGACTACACGCGCGTCGTTCCCGGTGCCTACGATCCTACGACCGACAGCACCACCAACGTGACGACGACGTTCAGCGACGTCCCTGCGGTCAACGTGCGTCTCACGGAGCGCGAGGTCGAGTGGTTCCCCGCCGACGTCGTGACCCAAAAGCTGCTGATCGCAGCAGCCGATCTTTCCATTGTCCCGAGCGTGAACGACATCGTCACGATCGACGGCGCGGTGTGGCAAGTCCAGAAGGTCAACCGGGTCCCCGGCGACAGCCTCTGGATCGTCTTCATCCAGGAGCCGTGACATGGCGCACTTCGAAGGCACCAACCAGACCTTCAAGGCCCTGGAGCGGCAGCTCAAAGAGTTCGAGGCCGAGTGCGTGAAGGTCACCCACGACATCGGCCTCGCGCTGATCGAGGCTCTGTTCTCGAAGACGCCCGTGTGGTCCGGCGAGACCGTTCGCAACTACACGCTCGGCGTCGGTGGTCGTGCTGGCGGCGGCACCAAGACACCTGTCGGGACGCCCGGCGAGTACGCGTCCGAGATCGCGCGCGGGCCCAACGAGGTGCTGGCGCGGGGTGATGCTCGTGCCGCGCTCACTAACAAGTCGCTGAAGACGATCGTCGTCAGCAACAACGTCGATGCGGCCAAGTGGGAGCTGATCGACAGCGGCAACGCGCCCGAGCCTGGCCGCTCACGCTATCCCGGCGCCGTCGCTCTGCGCGCCGAGCAGGAAGTGCGTGCACGCTTCGCGAGGTTCCTCAAATGATGGACATCGATCGCGTACGCATCGCGGCGTTCGAGCGGATCAAGACGGCGGTACAAGACGCCGTCCCGGGCACGCCGGTCTACTCCGAGAACACCAAGTATCAGCAGCCGCGCGACACGCCGTGGGTGCTGTTCACGTTCATCCCCAACATCTCCTACAAGCGCGAGATGGGTGGCCGCTCGCTCATGCACATGGGCGTTATCAACTGCTACGTCCAGGTCCCCGGCGAGAGCGGGCAGAAGACCAGCAACGCGATCATCCAGGCGATCATCGACTCCTGCACCGACGTCAAGCTCGCGCTTGCGCCGTCTGGCTACCTCACGCTGTGTCACAACACAGTGCGACAGCGCGGCCTCGTCAACGGGTGGTTCGTGCGCAACGTGCTCGTTGAGTACAAGTATCAAGACGAAAGGAACACCTGATGACGACCCTGACCGAGCTGGCCTCTGGCTTCAGTCTCGACAGCCTGCGACAGGCGGGCGAGTACGCGATCCCGGCCCCTACTGGCGCGCCTGTTGGCGTGAACCACTGCTTCGTCACCGTGAAGTCGCACAGCCTCGCTGGCGTGCGGCGCGTGACGCAGATGCTTTACGACGCGGAGACCGGCGGCGGGCACTATCGCGCGTTCGGTAGCAGCGGCTGGACCGCTTGGGCCGAGGTTGGCGCGGGCGGTGGCAGTGGCTCTGGCGGCATCACGCGCACCGACGGGGCTCCCGACGACGGAGACGGCGAGGACGAAGACGTCCGCATCGATCCGGCGACCGGCGATGTCTATGAGAAGATCGGCGGCTCCTGGTCTGCTCAGGGCAACATGTTCACGGCCCAGGACGACGCGTTCTGGACCCAGACGATCAAGGGAGCCAACACGACCAGACAGTCGACGGACGTCCTTGCCGACGATCCTGACCTGTGGTTCCAGGCCGAAGCCAACCGCCTTTATCTGTTCCGCTTCTACGTCTGGTACGAGTCCGGCGGCACGCCTGACTTCAAGTTCGCGATCACTGGTCCAGCCTCGATCGACAAGTTGACGGCCAAGCGGATGTATCTCACGCCGAACGGTTCCGCCTACAGCGGTATCGGTGAATACGGCGCGTTCGCATCGCTTGGGACCAACATCAACCAGACGGGTGGCACGCGCGGTTTCGTCGAGCTGGACGGTATTCTGGAGAACGGTCCTAACGCTGGCCCGGTGACGTTCCGGTGGGCCCAGAACACCTCGACGGCCTCCGACACCACCGTCCTGCGCGGCTCTTACGTGGAGTTCAAGGACCGCCTCGACGTCTAAGAAATCGTGACTTTCTGTGTCAATCGGGGTGATCCTGATTGACACACCTCGCCCAGTGTGTTACCCAGAATGACACACTCCCTAACGACCGAGTAGTAGGAGTTACAACCCCATGGTCGCCATCCAGAGCGCGGAGTCCAATCGCGCGTCAATCCGCATCTTGAAGGAAGCCGTGTGGGGAACCACCCCGGGTTCCGGCACCTCTGACGAGCTTCGCTTCACCGGCTCGTCCCTGGTCGCTGAGAAGCAGACCCAGATTTCCGACGAAATCCGTGCCGACCGCATGGTGCCTTCGGTGATCGAGGTCGGCGCTTCGTCGTCCGGCGGCATCTCCCAGGAGTTCTCGGCGGGCAGCTCGGACCCGTTCTTCGAGGCCTTCCTACTCGGCGCCTGGACGCAGCCGATGACGTTCTTCCAGTTGAAGGGCACTCAGGTCGACATCACCGTCAACAACAAGGTGGTGCTCGGCGGCGGTGACTACCGGCACTCGGTCATTGTCGGTCGCTACTTCAAGCTCGAAGGCTTCCAGAACGCTGCGAACAACGGCTACTTCGCCGTCGACAGCGTGGCCTTCACGGGCGGCAACACCGAGGTGACCGTCGCGGGCACCCCCTTCACGGTCGAGGCAGGCAACGCGCGCTCGAAATTCCTCGACGCGAACGACGTCATCCTGAAGTCGACCGCGACGGCCTTCACGAGCGGCAACACCATCAACGGTGGCGGCTCGAACTCCTTCGCGGGCAAGTCCCTGTTCGTCGGCCAGAAGATTTGGGTCGAGGGCCTGGGCAAGGAGACCGGCACGATCGAATTCCTGACGACCGACCCGACGGAGGGTGACACCATCACCGTCTCGGACGGCGTGACGTCGGTCGTGTTCGAAATCCGGACCGACGCCTCCCTCATCGACGAGAACTCGGTGCACGTCGCCTTCTCGGGCACGCCTGCGACGCTGGCGGAGAACTTCCGCGCGGCGGTGATGACCGAGTTCAACAAGGGCACGTTCGACATCACGGCGACGCTGGCGACCGCGACCGTCACCCTGACCAACCACAAGCGTACCGGTGGCTCGATCGCCGCCGACGGCGATGCGGTGTCGGTCACCGTCACTGCCTTCTCGGGCGGCTCGGCGACCAAGGGCGGTCTCTACACGATCGCGTCTCTCCCGAACGACGACACCATCGTCACCGAGGAGACGCTGTCGACGGACGCCAACTCGGGCACGCTGCCGGTGGTCATCAAGGGCTCGCACCTGCGCAACCCGGGTGTCCTGTCGCAGATCACGAAGCAGTCCTTCACGATCGAGACTGGCTTCACCGACGTCGCCAAGTATTTCGTCCGCAACGGCATGCGTGTGGGCTCGTTCGAGTTCAACGTGTCGGCGGGTGAGATCGCCACGATCGACTTCGAGTTCATGGGTCGCGAGACCCTGACCCGCTCGTCGACTCTGATCGGCACGTCGCCCTACACGGTCCGCCCGACTACGGCGACCGACGTCATGAACGCCACCGCGAACGTCGGCACGCCGAAGAAGAACGGCACCGCGCTCGACGCTGCGATCATGTCGATCGAGCTGTCCGGTGAGGCCTCTCTGCGCGAGCAGCCCGCCG